CGCTCGATAATTGGGATGTGTCCAAGGTGACGAATATGCATGATATGTTTTATTATGCGACAAATTTCAACCAGCCGCTCACTAATTGGGATGTGTCCAAGGTGACGAATATGTATTCGATGTTTGATGGTTCGGGCATGAGTGAATCGAATGCGACTTGGTATTCGACGGCGACAGCGACAGCACTGTTAATGAATGAATAAATTAATACAGACGAATGATAAAACGCGTGTGCGTCGCGGCACCGTGTTCGATCAAGTCTCTCTTATAGGATGTCAATTAAGGGCGATGATAGGCTACACGGTTGATCCACTTTTGCATGCTTTTAAGTCAGCTTAGAAAATAAAAAAATACGTTTTTCAATTCAAATTATTTTCTAGGCGAGTTTGTACCGACGAACGTTGATAATTCGATTTCTTTGTATGATTGTAAATTGGGGGAAATGGGACCAAATATGAGTTCCGGTAAGTTTCGTCAATTAGGGGCGATGATTTTATCCCAGCGTATACTAATATTCTTATATATTCTTATATAGTTAATTTCTGATTTCTGATTTCTGATTTCTGATTTCTTTCTTTCGAAGATTCAACGAGATGTGATCCGAATAATGCACTGTCATCGAGTTCACCGACCACAAATGAAAACTTTTCGCCGTTCATTACAAACATTACAGTCTCCTTATTTTTATCGTAGTTACAGCAAATATCGTAAGTGTTTCCATCGATGATTATGATGTTGATATCTAGAACCCTCGAATACAAATGTAACACAGCTGCATGAAACATACGATTTTGTATCGATGCAAGAATATTGGCTTTCTTGATTTTAAACGGTCTGTATATATTCACATCGTATAGTTTCATAAAATTTGTATAAACTCGCCCAATCAAACTCTCGTCCATTTTTTCCCTGACGTTTTTCGAATAATATTTGTATAATTTATCACGGTGATTCAACGCAGAGACGAAGTCATTCCGTGAATCAAAAGTATCTACATCGACTTTAGAAACATCAAAAATAGACTTAATGTGACTCATGGTATCATTTTCTTTGTCGTCGAATTGTTTGAAATAGGTTTCGAATTCGATATCATCGTCTTTGTTGTTTTCATCTTCTAAAACGAATTTTATTGTAGTTCTAGGAATAGATAAATTTTGCATGAATTTTGCATAACCATTCAAATCTGCTGTCGAACAAGAGACTTGAGATTGTCCGAGATTAAACGCATTCACGAGGACTTTTGGAAGCATTTTATATTTAATTATGATCTTATCTTTATATATTTTTAAATCTTCTGAAATAATAATGTACATATAATATATAAATGCCTGGAGTGACGAAGAAGTCCACGATTCGTCGCAAACCCCGCACCAAGAAGAATACCCGTCGGGTCTCGAAAGGCTCGAAAGTTTCTAAGAAGTCCAAACAAATACGTATGTCGAAAAATAAGAAGGGTGGTAAGAGCCGCACTCACGTTAATTCTTTGCCCAAACCGACGAACCTATCGGAGTGTCGTAATTATGACGATCCCATATCACTCGAGCCTTTGAATGACCTTCCGCTCGACAAATTACGAAAGTTACCTTCGGGTAATTGCGCGCACGAAGACGGATTGATGCAATTAAGGGACTGGAAAGATCCACTCACTAATATTGATATGGAAGAACCTTTGCTCGATTTGGACAACGAGTCAATACGCGTTACCGTTCGGAGATATTTGGCGGGCGGTGAGGCTAAAGATAGAGTCGTTTCAATATACGGTGATATAAGTGATTGGGATGTGTCCAAGGTGACGGATATGAGTTTCATGTTTGAAGATGCGACAAATTTCAACCAGCCGCTCAATAATTGGAACGTGTCCAAGGTGACGGATATGAGATTTATGTTCATGAATGCGAGAAATTTCAACCAATCGCTCAATAATTGGGATGTATCAAGTGTGACGAGTATGTTTGGGATGTTTACTGGTGCGGAACATTTCAACAAGCCGCTCAATAATTGGGGACCTAAATTGGGAAATGTGGCTGATATGCATGGGATGTTTGCCCGTGCGAAAAAATTCAACCAGTCGCTCAATAAGTGGAATGTGTCCAAGGTGACGGATATGAATGCGATGTTTTATGGTGCGACAAATTTCAACCAGTCGATCGATAATTGGGATGTGTCAAGTGTGACGAATATGAATAATATGTTTTATGATGCGAAAAAATTCAACCAGCCGCTCACTAATTGGAATGTGTCCAAGGTGACGAATATGAGTGGTATGTTTGCTGGTGCGTCAGATTTCAACCAGCCGCTCAATAATTGGGTTGTGTCCAGGGTGACGAATATGTATAGGATGTTTTATGCTGCGACAAAATTTAACCCAGATTTTGCCCCGAAAAAGAAGTAACTTTAGTTTTTATATTTAGTTAAACTTTTTAAGAACAGTAAGAATTCATTGTAATATTTTTAGAAAAATGATGAAGATTTACATATGTATATGGGTATATAAAACAACATCAACACAATTCATTCAATTCAAATTAAATTCAAATTTATTATGGATCATATTCTAAAATGTACAGATTTCGACGTTGAAAAGGTGAAATATTCTGATATCAAGCCTATGGGTACGTCTGGTGCGAAGTCGATGTATGTGAACTACGATGGAAGTTACAAGGGGGTTGTAATTCACACGCCTAAAATGCGACTTCCGTTTGGCGTTGGTAAATTCGAAGAACCTGGCAAACAAACAAAATATTCACTCGACCTCTCTCTCGACGACATGGAAAGCGATCCGAAGATGAAGGAATTTCATGACACAATCAAGAAACTTGACAATAAGATTCTGGCAGATGCCAAAAAGAATTCTCTTACGTGGCTTCGTAAGAAGGACGTGAGTGACGAAGTTCTTCAGACACTGTACTCTTCGCCTATTAAGATTCCAAAAGATTGTGATACGGGTGAACCCACAGATAAATATCCTCCCACATTCAAAGCGAAGTTGCCATTTTGGGACAACCGCTTTTCGTGCACCGTGTTCGATCATGAGCGTAAGAAATTTGACGGTGACTTCACCGATCATCTAACAAAGGGGTCTCGTGTAGTCGCGATTGTAAAATGTGGCGGAGTCTGGTTCGCAGCTGGTAAGTTCGGTGTCACTTGGAAGGTCGAGCAGATGAAACTTGATAAACCAAGAGGTCTAGTTGGGTACTCGTTTCGTGATGACGATGATACCGACGACATGTCCGTATAAAAAAAGAAGAAAACAAAATGTAAATAAATAAAATAAAAATAAGATTCTTTAAAACCAGTTTTCAACTGGTTTGCTTTTTTTACAAAACCAAGAGTCATGCTTTTTGTTTAGAAAGTTGTTCGAAATTTGGCATTCCGTGTGTGTACGGATTGTAATAATAATGCATCGGTGGTATTGGTTGATATTGATATTGCATCTGGTACGGTTGATAACCGGTATCCATCTTGGTCGTACCGGCCGATTTTTCGTTCATGAGTTTATACGAAATGATACCAATAACGACGATAAAAACAATTGTCATTAGAAAAATAAATTTATCGGTTACATCTGAAGAAGAAGTTTTCGTTTGGTGTGAACGTTCGTATTTCTCTACGAGAAGTAAAATACGGTGTATTTTCTCATTCATTATTTCAATTTTCACATTAATTGAATCGTCATTCGAAAAATCTTCAACCGTCTCTTCTGTTTTGGGATTGTTCTTACAAGGTGCGATATCCTTGTCGATATTTTTTCTCACGTGTGAATTTTTAGTTTTTTTCTGAAATTCGATTGGTGAACCAAAAGCTTCTTCAAACGAAGCATAATACATTGTGTTTACTTATTATTTTACAAAATATTTAAATTTCTGATATTGAGAGAGTGTGTTTTTAGCAATTTCGAAAGTGTCGGAGTCGATGTCAGTTTTGAATATTCGCAAAAGTCTTTCTTTGACATTTTTTTTTTCAGTCTCTTAAAACTAAGGAAAACCGAAATCAAAGAGACCACAGTTTCACCCTCATAAATCAAGGACGTTAAAATTAACTTATCGTACATTTTTAAAGACATGTCTAAAATATCGTCCCTGTTTGAAATATACGGAATTCTATCTATTATGTTTTCGATACATGATACATCATAATTCGTAGGTGTTGACATTTTGAAATTTTGACGATTTTCAACAAAATCGCCGAATGAATGCATTTTTAGAAAATATCCAAATTTTTTCGAATTTATGTCCAAAAGTTGTTGTTGAGTCTTGAGACAAATATTGATATTTTCCCTTTTCATAAATTTCAATACTTTTTGCAGTATTTCAAATTTTAAAGTGTCGTCAAAGGTATTCATGCAAATATTGCGCAAAATGTCCTCGATCGCTATGTGATATTGAACATTCACGATCATTTTCAAATTTTCAAAATAAGACTTTATGAATTTTTCACATTTTGTTTCTTGGTCATATTGAAACTCAGTAGTTGTTGTAAATTCGTATGAAACTAATGTTTCGACTGAGCAACCACAATTTGTACAAATAGATACAGAATCTTCAAATATAATATCAATCGAACCACAGTCGGCGCATTTCATTTTTATTTTGTTTGTTTCTGTTTTTTTTTATATGTTATAAATATATATATTAAATGATGGATGCAACTGAAATAGCTACCCAGATACCAATCATCAATTATCGTGATGGTTTCAATTGCAGTAGCCAAGACATAGACAAAGAGACATTCTTGAAGAAAGTAGATATTACACATGGTAATAAACGTGTGAAGATTCCCCATACTGGATACTTGACTACACCTTTTCAGGGAGACGGTCAGGGTTCGATGAAAGATAATCGTTTGAATTTTAAATTTGATGATGACAAGCGATCGGAACGTGGATTTGAATACGTCAACCGCAACAATATGCAGCCTCTTCTCGAAAGAGTCGAAACTGAAATTAATACCCCCTCTAATTTTGTTCAAGACCTTAATTACAATATGTGGATTCGCGGCGGTTTCCCATCACGTAGTTGCAAGAAACTTGATTGTACAAACGTTCCGATGCCTGTCGTTAATACTGTCAATTGAGTGTGAAGCCCGGATGTTGCTTATTTTCCTTGATGACGATGACGATGATGATGATGATGATGATGATGATGTCATTCGTGAAAATAAATATATGTACAATGTATATATGACGACTGAGAATTTGGGACGCACACAAAACGAACAATTCGAAACTTTACTTGCGAAAGCGAAGAGAAATAGCAAACTCGGGCGTGCTCGAGCATCTGCGAGAAATACTTTAAATGATAGATCGAATGCGAAGATCGACTTAATTAAAAAACGGAGAGCTGCACCAAATACTTCGACTGAGTATTTGGGACGCACTCAAAACGAACAATTCGATAATTTACTTGCTAAAGCGAAAGCGAGACCACCCCCCCCAGTAGCACCAAATACTCCGACTAAGTATTTGGGACGCACACAAAACAACGAAATTGCTAAAGCTAGGGATTTGCTTATGAAAGCTAAGAGAAATTCGAAGATAGAAAAAATCAACAAAGTAGCGGAAATGGAGATCGAAAAAATAAACGACCGCCCGAAAAGAATGGACATCGATGGTACCGAAAGTGGAATTGGAATTTGGACGATATTTTTTATTTTTCTATTGTTTTTGGCACTTATCATGACAATTGTTATTTTAACTGGTGCGACTGATGAGAAAAAAGAAAAATTCCAAAATTTGAAAGATAACTTAAGACAAAAGAAACAAAGCTTCGTTAAACAATTTAAACGATTGATTGCTTGATTACGTAAAAAAAAATATATGTAAATATATACAACGACATGTCGACCGAGAATTTGGGACAAAACCAACAATTTGATACTTTACTTGCTAAAGCGAAGAGAAATGCGAAGATAGAAATCATTAATAGTCGCGCTAAAGCACGAGCTGATATACGAGCATCTCAACAAAGGGTCATACAAGAAAGGGCTACGGCGAGGATAGCAAAAATTGCCGATCGCACGAAGGCGAAGATAGAAGCGATGGACCGTGGTGAGACCGAAAGTGGAAGTGGAATTGGAATTTGGACGATATTTTTTATTTTTCTATTGTTTTTGGCACTTATCATGACAATTGTTATTCTAACTGGTGCGACTGATAAAAAGAAGAAAAGAAAAGAAAAATTCCAAAATTTGAAAGATACCTTAAGACAAAAGAAACAAAGCTTCGTTAAACAATTTAAACTGTTGATTTGAGTAGGGTCAGTATAAATTGCAGCATACACATCAAATAGTCGAGAAATCTAAATGTTTTAATGAGATATCCAAATTCAGTAGTTTTGGTGTATCCTCTATTTCTGTAATACTTTCTAACACCGATTCCTGAAATAACTGCGATATTCTTATATCCATTTTTTATTGAGATTCGCTCGGCTCCTTTCAACAACTTGGACCCAATTCCATTATGTTGATGTCCTTTTAAATCACCTTTTCTTGATAAGTCGCCATACACATGCAACTCTCTGATCAAAGCAGAGTCGTATAATTCGGGTAAAATCAAAGTCGGATGAATATTCTTCTGAAAACGGAGTCTGAGAAATCCATAAATGATTTTTTCATTCATAGATTCATAACTCAAAAATATTTCACGACCATGGCTTCCATCATATTCACGAATCTTCAAATACATTTCACCAATATCACCGCCTTTAACTTCACGGCAACGAATACAACGACAATCTACGAGTTTCGACAAACTTTGGCGCATGTTTGGATTCTGACAACCCCCGGATATAGAATCAATAGGGATGTCGCGAATAATACGATTTAATCGAATCCATGGATGCATGCGACTCTTAACCCAAATCAAAACCCGTTTCAATTTTTCGTCGTCGTATGGCTTGTAAGTACCTTCTTTATGCATCTTTTCATACTTTGACCAAGGCACAACAGAAACGGGATATAGCTTGAGCTGGTCAGCTTGAAGTTCTTGATCAAATAGAATACGACTGAGCATTTTAATGTCAGTCTCCGGAGAACTTCCATAAAGATTTGGCATAACATGCAAATCTATTTTATAACCATTGTATTTCAATAATCGTATTGCATCTATAGTGTGTTGTACTGTATGTCCTCTATTCGACATCTTGAGAATTTTGTCGTCTGTGTGTTGTGCACCCATTTGTACTCTCGTACAACCATATTTTCTAAAATTCTTGATCTCATCTAATGTGATAGCGTCCGGTCGTGTTTCCAATGTTAAACCGATGATGCTGATTTTTGCATTTTCATTTAAAAGTATTTCGGTCTCAAGTGGGAATCTTTCTTCACGTCGGTCGAAGAATGTATTTGCAGAATAGTAAATATTCCTACAAAATTCGACTTGGTAATCTTCTGGATATTCGGACCACGTCCCACCTAAAACCAAGACCTCTAGTTTATCAATTTTATGCCCCATTCGTTGATATTGTTTCATGCGAACCTTCATTTGAGCGACGCAATCATAATTCACACTGCATGCTCTGGCAACACCGGGTTCGTTTGAAAGATATGAGCGTGGCTGTGCTTGCCAATTATTTTCAACTCGAGCCGGTTCGCTTGGACAGAAAAAGCAGTCGTGCTTGCAACTAAATTTTTGTGTTGCAACTTTTTTCTTTTCAGAGTCATAATATGTCGGGAATGCGTCCGTGAATACGGTACATACTAACACACCAGATTGCGATCTCATAGCACGTTTTTGAATGAGTTTGTAAAATTCCGGACGATCAAGATTCTGAGCGTGGTAGGACGCAACTAAGTCCACCTTTCTAATCATAGTCTTCATTTTTTTGGAAAGTGTTCTCATGTTCGATTCTAGGGTTTTCCAATTTTGCACACCAGTGTTTTTTAATGTGAAAGTATCTATACTGCCACGATTCGTAGGTGCATCATACGCAATTTCATGTAACGTGGAATCACACATATTTTCGATATCATTTGATCCTAAAGTTGAATTCATAAATTCATAAATTCAAAATTTATATGTCAATCAAAATCAAGATTTTATACTGTATAGTTATCCATGTGGTATCCTACTTTTTAATAGAAAAAATACATCATTTTTAGATGTTTTTATCGTATTCCAATACGACCTTAATTGACCACTTTGTATTATTTCTGAATCTTATTTTCAATTTGCGTGATGCTCCTTTGAATTTAATTTCATCTGTGAATTCTTCATTGAATTTAATAAAGTTTTGAACGATATTATCAAATTGTCTGATTTCTTCCGGATAATTTTGTTGGAGACCGAGCTCTGTGAGTTTTGCCTTTATCTTCAAACATTCTTGTACTTTTTCAATCTGAGTATATACAGTCATTTGTTTTATACAAAGTATTTTAGTAGACTTTTTAAAATATTGAATCTAAGCACATCTGGTTGAGTCTGGAATGCAACTCCATTACACCTGCTTCGCTCTTTGCGCCCATATACAAAACTTTCCCTGTCGAATGAAGACATGTCGTTCCAGTAGATGAAAATAGTTTGAGTGACGCATTTCTCTTTGGAGTATATGAAAATCGAATGGAATTTCTTTCGAATTTTTTGATAATATTTTCAATATTGATTCCGTATTTGATTTGCGCAACGGCATTGACGAGTATTACGTGAACGTCTCTTTCATTCATTGATATCATCGTCATGAATTTTGAGAGTTGAATAAGGTATTTTTTTGCATTCATAACAGCCAGTCCAGATGCACAATGTAATGTTTTTAGGTCTTTTGAGTAAAACAATCGAATCTTAAATGACTTATTATATGAAGTGAGGCATTTGAAAACCAACGTTTTGGGAAAACATTTAAGGTTTTCTTCCGAATCACCGTGAACTATTAACTTATCCTTATTCTTATAGTACACACATTGAATAACCGCATCGTCAAATACAACGAAACGATGTTCAAAAATTCGTTCCGCTAACTCAGAAACATCGCATTTTATTTTTATTTTTACTTGTAACGTTGTCATTGCATATTTAAGAAATGCGATCGAGTTCATTTTAATTTATGTTGTTTGAGATTGAGAATTTAGAAGGAATCGAGTCGATCAAATACAAATTGTACAAATTGTACAACTTGTAAATAAACATGTGACAAAACCTAAACGTCCGCTGCACATAATTTGTCTCGCTGCGATTGGAATCCCGAACTACCGTGATAGCTTGCTGTCTTAAAATCAAGCCAACGATAGTTTCCGTCAACACGACTTGGTTTCATTTTGTATACTTTAGAAAAAATCTTATTGAACAATATATCCTCACCGTTCCCACGGTTGACGATGAGGGTCTTTCGGTGAAATTCAAAATCGACCATGATTCGATCTAGTACATCCTTTGTTGTCATCATTATTGGAGTTAGTATTATATCATGTGCCAGTTCAACACCAAGTAATTGTGACAAAATCAAGTAATATAACTTATTATTGCTACCCACACTCGAATTACACTCGCGTGCAATCGGCCCAACTAGTTTCTTAGACACAACTTCGCGTGCCATATCAAATAACAGTTGTCTCGATGGAATGACGTCATCATCCAAAAAAAGTACTTTATCGTGAGATACGTGGTCTCGGGCAACGTAAAATCTAATCGCTCCGCCCAAATCACCATTGTCGTTGACGTGTTTGATTTTCTTCGATTTTGGTAATCCTTTTAAGACTTTCATCTTTGCTTCGTTATCTCCGTGACCGATAATAATTTCCTTTATAGATGGATATTTTAAAAGTTCCGTAATTTGTCTAATGACGTTATCTGGCCTTTTATAGTTTAAAGTAACTACGGATATAGACATCATTTCTTCGTTTCGAATCGTTAAATCATCATTCGCATTGAATAAATTTATATATGTGAGATGTGAGATACTAATATACAAACCAGCAAGGACCAAATACCATTTTTTGAATTTAAATCCAACGAACAAATAAATTAAACCAAATGAAAGGGCGATATTATTTGCACATTTGGAACCGTGTTTTGGGTTGCAGTGTTTCATTTTACCAGTCGCAAGCAATACGTGTGTGATGATCTGAATTACTATAACTAAAACCATACCTTTTTTCCATATATCGTTGTTCATTTTATTGACATCAAACGCAATAATTGAAAGAATAATCAAAAAAATTATCTCCCTGGCAACTACATACGACATACCTAGGTATTTAACTTAATATATATAATAAAAAATGTATGATTTTTTTACAAAATTTAAAATACTTGATAATATATATATATGAATTCAAAACCAGCCTCGTTTTATTTGACAAATCATAATCGTGAATCTTACGAGCAATTTATGGACATCGATTTAAAGAAGGTCATTGAATCACGAAAAGTCAAGGTTCTTAAAAATCCTAATAAAAATAAAGGAGGTGTATTCAATACAGATATTACTATCCAATTTGAGAAATTGGACTACGTTGATATTGACAAAACACAACGAACGCCAATGGACTGTAGGTTATTGGGTGAAACATATGAAACTTCAATTGATTTAAATATTACGGTTATTTTGAACATTCAAAATGAAATACGTCAAATACATAAAAATTTGGAAGGTTTCTTTAAAATTCCTACAATGTTACATTCCAATAAATGTATTTTGTACGATAAGAAACCTCAACAGTTACAAAATTTGAAGGAGTCTATACATGAATCGGGAGGCTACTTTATAATTAATGGAAACGAGAAGACAATCGTGTCACAGGAAGACAAACGTTTTAATTATATTTATTCTCGTATTGATTCTGATGCAAATTTATTAATGACTATTGATTCAAAAGTCGAAAATAGACGACCGGAAAAATTCATATTGACATTTGATATCAAAACAAAAACCATATCAGCTACAATTCCATACTTTAAAGGGGGTGGTATCCCGTTATTTATCCTATTTCGTGCTTTAGGGTTTGAATCAGATAAGGAAATTATTGAGAATATTTGCGATATCAATAATGAATCATCATCTATTCTTGTGAACGTTTTACATAATTCAATACACGAAAGTGTCCCAATTTTTAATCAAGACGTAGCCCTCAAGACTCTATCTTTATTCACCAAAAATCCGTCAAAAGAAGTGAATAAGAATGATAAATGGAAATCAAATTTGTTGTATTTATTGAATAAACGACTATTTCCACATGTAGCGAGTAAAAGTGACGACTTTGTGTTAAGTCTAAAACAGAAAGCCGTCTTTCTTGGATACATGACACGTCAGCTAGTATTGACACATTTAAAAATGAAACCAATTTCAGACCGTGATGCATTATTTAACAAAAAAATACGATTACCGGGCGACATTATTAATGAAATGTTTTTTGAATTTTGGGAAGATTACGTTAAGACTGTGAAAAGAAACATCGACGTCTACATCGAGACAAGACAAGACAAGAAATATATGTTTAATGATCCAAAACAAATCGATTCTGCAATGTGTGACCTTTCTAATAATTTGACTCAATTTTTGGACATTCAAAAGTTTCAGAAAGATATAAATAAGTCATTCATGGGGAAATGGGGAAAGGACCCGTCGAATTTGAGAAATGAAGGTGTGTTGCAGACATATATGAGACATTCGTATCTCGAATCTTTATCACATCTACGAAGATTCCATTTATCTGTCGCATCTCAAAACAGTATGCAACAGCGACGAATTCAAAATTCCCAGTTTGGTTATATCTGTCCCATCGAGACACCTGCCAGTAGTGGGATCGGAACATTGAAACATTTTGCATCGACTTGCAAAATATCGATATATACAGACCCGTCGGAGCTTTTAGCATATATAAAGAAATCGGATGGTTTCGAAGAATTTGAAGATAATGAAAGTCGATTCGACAATGAAAAAGTTAAATTAATTGTCAATGGAGATATTATTGGAATCTCAATAAAACCAAACATTCTCGTTAAAGATTTAAGGTATATGAAACAAACGAATGATAATACAGTTGTCCACTGTACTACATCAGTTGCTTGGAACATATTAGATGGTATAGTGGAAATCTCAACTTCTGGTGGACGTCCAATTCGACCACTTCTATTGAAATCGAATTCAAAAAAGAAAGACATTACGGATGAAGACATATTAGTTAAATTTAGTATGAGTGATTTCATCGAGCATGGATGCGAATTCGTTGATGCTAACGAATCTGATACATTGTTGATTGGGTTTTCTAAATATAATATTAATAATGACGATTGCGGAGATGAATACACACATTTTGAAATTTCCAAAAATGCCTCTTTGGGAATATCAGCACTCAGTTTACCCTTCCTCGAGTACAATCCAATCGCACGTAACTTGTACGCGACCACCCAATGTCGGGCTGCAGTGGGTGTATACGCTTCAAATCATAATTCTAGATTCGATCAAAAAAATAGTTTATCGCACTATTCTCAAAAGCCTTTCGTTTCAACTGGTATAAATAAACTTTTAAACAGCAATCAAACTCCATATGGAACGAATGTTATTGTCGCGATAGCGGCCTGTAATGGATTTAACCAAGAAGACGCTATTATTTTAAACAAATCGGCAATTGAACGGGGATTATTTAAGTCTTCCTACCACACGACATATACTTTAAGCGAAGTCGACTCTGCGGGATCCCAAACTTTTAAAGAAAACGATGATATTCGAATTATAAATTTCGATAAATCTGATATTGAAATTTTCAACAAAAAATCGCATTGGGATTATTCAAATCTTGATGAAAATGGAGTAATTCGTCCGAATGTTGAAGTTTTTGAAAATACTGTTTTAGTTTCTGCTGTAAAATTTAAGAACGGAAGATACGAAGACGCATCACTCGTCGTCAAAGCTCACGAAGGTGACATAGTTGAAAAAGTTTATCTTTCGAATAAGAAACTTCCAAGATCAGTCAAAATTCAAACGTATCAAACCAGGTTCCCGATTCCAGGTGATAAATTTGCCTCTCGTGCCGCTCAAAAAGCAACAATAGGCTTGATGCTTAATCAATCAGAGATGCCGTTTACCGCCGATGGCGTTGTTCCGGATTTGATATTTAACCCACATTCTTTTCCGAGTAGAATGACAATCTCATATTTTCTTGAAATTCTTAGTTCATTAATCGCAATTGAAATCGGATCACTTATTGAAATTGCGAACTACGATTGTATACACGACGATGAGCCCGTATTAAAACTAAAGACAATACTAGACAAAATAACCAGACGACATTCAGAAGAACAAAAAATGTATTCTGGTACTACTGGAACACTTACAAGTGATTCTTGTTGTATTGGTCCAATATTTTATCAACGACTCAAACAGCAGGCTCAAGATAAAGCATATAGTTTGGGGTTCGACGCACCATTGGACGCTATCACTATGCAACCATTGGGCGGACGTGCTTCCGGAGGCGGGCTAAAAATTGGACAAATGGAACGAGATTCGTTAATTTCACATGGTGCTACAAGTTTTTTAAAGGAAGCATTTTTTGATAAAGCGGATAGATTTGAAATGTTCGTTGATTCTGAAACGGGTCAAATTGTGCCTAAAGTCAAATATGGAATTGAGAATCATAACGCTAAAAAAGTAAGAGTGCCATATGCATTCAAATTGTTAATGCAAGAAATTCAATCAATGAATATATCAATAAAATTAAATGTCTAAACGCTCTCATATATTAGCAAGTAATTTCACGCCAATCGCAAATACAATATAAGATACCACAATTAAGCCCGTCCCGACTTTCGTTTTATTTGTCATTTATTCTATATTATATTATATTTTTTATGAATACTTAAAGACATCTTCATACTACAAATTATAACAAAAAATGTCTCATCTAGCGCATTACAACACGACCCGTACTATAGTTGACATCCTCCGTGACTCAAATGTGTCACTAATTGAAAATATTTGTGCAGAACTCGGTCATTCTGAGAAATCAGAAGACATGGTAAATAAATATGTAGATTCTTCAATCAAGTTTCCCAAATTTAAGGATTCGGCGGCACCAAAGAAACCTAAGACAGCTTACATGTGTTTTTGTGAGAAACACCGTCCTGCTGTAAAATTATCGTTAGGCGAATCTGCTGATTTTGCATCCGTCGTAAAAAAACTCGCATCAGAATGGAGAAACGTATTGGATAAATCGGAATATGAGAAAATGTCTGAATTAGATAAAGAACGGTATACTTCTGAGTTCGAATCTTATAATTCTGAACTTTTTAAGTCAAATACTGCCTAATATTGACGGATGTTGGCTGTCGTCATTACTTTTTGTTGAATGTTCACATTCAATAACGCAACAACACGACGAATCGAATTTTGTAGGAAGACAATTTAATTTATGGTATAAATTAAAAAAAATGATAGTGTCTTTTCGATTCATACATATAATACATATAATATAAGAAGTCATAAATATACATTCAAAATCATGATTTTAAGTGATATATTCGGTTTCATTGGTGCATTTTTCCTTATCCTTAGATTGACCCCTTTGATTTATGAACAAATCAAAACTCCTTCGATACTGAATCTACAGTTTCTACTCATCGAAGTTATCGCTTGTATTTTTCTAGGTATCTCATCGGTTCTAATATTTTCTATTCCTTTCATTATTGCCAATGTGCTTTCATTTATCAATTTGATGTTCATATTGTCTGTGCAATTCAAGATTAGGTATTTTTCAGTAGATGATGACGAAAAAGTTTCTAAACCAACAACAGAAGAAGATAACCTATGATGCTCGTGTGAATCCATTTTGGTGTCGTGCATTCGTATGTTTATTATCTATCCAATTTTCTTACGAAAAAAAATAATCTATATAAATAAATGTTTAGTAGTATATTGAAGAACTTTTTTTTGCTCTTGCTCTTCTTGCTCTTCTTGCTCTTATTGCTCTTCTTGCTCTTCTTGCTCTCGCTCACCCCAAAGAAAAGACTCTTCGTCGCAAACCTGCTCGAAAAAATGTTCTTATCGGAAAGAAGACACGTCGCAAGAAAAAAGCTTATTAAATATTCTCGGTTGCACACAAATATCTGACAGAAACGACAGAAACGATGATATTCTCTCCAACGTTTTGCAACAATCTAACAAACTTTCAACGAGAATATTAGATATAATGTCAAAAATTTATGAAGTCAACTACGAATCTCAGCATGTTTCGAATCTGGCATCCGAATCAAATGACGAATCGAACGAATCGAACGAATCGAACGAATCGAAC